ATGTGGAGACAACCATCAAATAGATTTAAAGGATAAAAACTACTCAGCAATAGTTGATATATCTAAAATAACAGAATCTAAGTTTGTATATAAACAAATACTCTTAGATAATCATCGACATGAAGCAATTGATAATGTTTTTGAAATGCTAATGGGAATGTAACAAACAATCTACTTCTTTATATTTATATAGGAATAGTAATAACAACATTTTAGGGAATAATATGGCAACACAAATACCAATATGGTCAGGAACATCAACATTTGCTGCAGGTCAAACTCCATTTGGATTCTATGATGCTGAGCCATCATTTGTTCAAGATGCTGATAATACTTCTACATGGTGTGCTAAAAGATTAGGCTATCCTATTGTAGACGTCGAACTTCAATCTGGAAGCTTATATGCAGTATTTGAAGAAGCAATAACTGAATATAGTTCGCAAGTAAATTATTTTAACATAAAGGAAAATCTATTAAACTTGCAAGGTTCTCCATCAGGTTCTAATCTAACACATAGGGAAATTACTCCAAACTTTGGCAGAACAATTACACTTGCACAACAATATGGAACAGAAGCAGGAGCAGGAGGAGATGTAACATACAAATCAGGATCTGTATCTGTAAGTAAAGAAGCCGGCCAATCGTATGACTTAGATACGCTCTGGGCCAATGTATCTGAAAGTGGAAATAGTATTGAAATAAAGCGAGTATTTTATGAACCTACTCCAGCTATAGCAAGATTCTTTGACCCTTATGTTGGATCTGGAAACGGAACTGACCAAATGCTACAAGGCTTTGGATGGGGTAATATGTCTCCAGCTGTTAATTTTTTAATGCTGCCGATGTATGATGATTTGTTAAGAGTACAATCTATAGAATTTAATGACCATATGCGAAAGTCAGCATATACTTTTGAATTGACAAACAACCAACTTAAGGTTTTTCCAATACCAACTGCAAAAGCAAAAATTTGGTTTGAATATATTGTTGAAAGTGACAGAAATCAACCATTAAAGACTAATAGTGGTTCCATAACGGACTTTTCTAATGCAACATATGACAACATGTCGTATGCACAAATTAATCATGCAGGAAAACAATGGATTAGGAAGTATACCTTGGCACTGGCCAAAGAACTTTTAGGTAGTATACGTAGTAAATATGGTAGTATACCTATTCCTGGAGGAGAAACCAATTTAGATGGTGATACACTAAGAAACGAAGCTTCCACAGAAAAAGAAAATCTAATGACTCAACTTAGAGAAGATTTAGAGGCAACAAGTAGGAGAAATATGTTGGAAAGGCAAAAAGACGAAGCTGAATTTATGAGTGAAACATTAAATAGAATACCTTACCCAATTTATATAGGATAATTATGGCGTTATTTGGAGGACAAAGAGATATAAGCTTATTCAGAACACTGAATAGAGAGCTAATAAATGAAATTATCGACACAGAAGTTGATATTTTCAAGGCTGCTATACACGATACTATAGGAAATTTATATGGCGAAGCACTAAATAAGGTGTATAAGCCTGGTGTTAGAATATCCTGTTTAATTGAGCATGAAGAACCTGAATGGTCAAGTGACGAATTCGGATCCGATGTTAATCAAAATGCAACATTTTCATTTTTACGAGATGACCTATTACCATCTGGTAGTATTGGTACTCCAGCAGCAAATATATTATTAGAAGTTGGAGATATTATATATTGGGATAATACATATTGGGAATCAACATCCATCATTGAAGACCAATATTTATTTGGAAAAAATCCTGATACTGATAAAGGATATATTGACGGTGGTAGAGAAAGTTTTGGGTCTAGTTTTTCTACGATAGTAAAAGCTCATGAAACTCGAAAAAGCAAGTTAAGACTTGAACAAATAAGAACAGGCGTACCAAATAGAATATCAAACTTATAAATGTTTATAAATATTTTACCATGTAAAATAAATTGTTTATATTATCTAAATACAGTGTGAAAAAGTAATGGCAAATAGAAAAAATAAAATATCAAATAATAGAATCCAACAAACTACCAAGGTTGACCCTAAGGTAAAGGATATTACTATAGGAATATATGATATAGATTCTGCCATAGATTATTATTTTAACAATGTAATAAAACCAAAGGTCAATGATGGCGGAGAAGTTATTGATGTTCCAGTTATATATGGATCACCTGAACGATGGAAATCGGTACAAAAAGGTGGAACATATAGAGATATGAAGTCTGGCAAATTACAAATACCACTCATAATGTACAGAAGAACAGGAATGGAACGTGTAGAAGGAATGATGGGTAATAAAATAGATGCAGCAGATCCAAGTAATATTGTGCGCCAATTCTCAACCAAATATAATGCAAAAAATAGATACGATAAATGGAGTATATTAAGAGGAGTTAAACCTAGTCAAGTATATCACAATGTAATTATACCAGATTATGTAAAGTTAACGTACGAAATTATTGTATGGACAGAATATGTTGCCCACCAAAATAAGATTATTGAAGATATAAACTATAATGCAAACTCTTATTGGGGTGATACAAATAGTTTTAAATTCTTAGCAACAATGGACAGTTTTTCAACTGAAAATAATCTTGAACAAGGAGCAGATAGAGCAATTAAGGCAACTTTTCAAATAAACTTAAACGGATATATTATACCTGATAATGTTCAAAAAGATGCAACAGATTTTGCAAGTAAAACATTTACTGCAAAACAGCTGACAACAACAGAATTTGTATTTAACGATATAGATAATCCTGTTAATAGAAGTTCAACCAATGTAAATAGTACAGGATCTTTGATTGATGAAGGAAACACTATAGATTCAACAAAAAAGTATCTGGAAGGTGACCCAGAACCAAACAGCACCACACTAACTAGTAAATATAAACAAAGTAAATTTTAAAGAGAAATTAAATGGTTTTAGATTCAGACATTCAAGACAAACTCTCAGCTCACCGCGAAGCTAAGAAGGAAACAGTAAAAACAATAGTGGAAAAACAAGTAGAACAGGAAGATATAGATACACTAAAAAAACTACAGGCATCCATGGACAATCTAATTGTGTCTTTTGGACAATTAGCCATACAAGAAACTGCCGTAAAGGCACAAAAAGCCGCATTGGAAAAAAGTTTAGTCGACATCAAAGCGGAAGAACTTGCCTTGGCAAAGCAATTGAGTACTAAGTACGGAGATGGTTCATTAGACTTAGAAACTGGTAAATTTACATCCAAAAGCTAGTTTTTGGAATCCTACGGGATATTTATATATAGTTAAGAAATACTAAATTTAAAAGTGTTTTTCACACAAGTAATCATATAGAGGAGAAATAAACATGGCCGAAAGAATTGTTAGTCCAGGTGTCTTTACACAAGAAAACGACCTATCATTTTTGCCAGTTGGTATTGGAGAAATCGGAGCTGCTATTATAGGTAATACGCAGAAAGGAGTTGCATTCGAACCACAGGTAATTAGATCGTTTAATGAATTCCAAGATCAATTTGGAGCAGGAACAGACGGAACATACGTTCCATACACAGTAAAAGAATATATAAAGCATGCCGGAGCGGTTACAATTGTAAGAACTCTAGGCTTAGCAGGATATACTGCAACTACTTCAGGAATAGCCTTTACAGCTTTATCTGAATCAGCAGCTGCAAATGTTACTGCATCAGCATATATTGTAGGTATATTACATCCAACTTCATTAGACGACGATGCTGTAGTTACAGCAGACGCAGGACTAGCAAAGTTCACAGCTTCAGCTGACAACTTTTTTAGTGCTAATGTATCTGCAAGTATTACAAGTACAGGAGGAATAGCAAATATTACTTTCTCCTTTGACGAAGAAAATAGTGACTATTTAGTTAATTGTTTAGGACAAGACTCAGGAAGATATGTACCTACTGCAGGAAATTCTGCACTTAATACACATTATGTTTATTCTATATTTAATTCTGCGTCTATACAACAACATTTATCTATGCAATCGTCAGATCACTCTGGATATATAGATGGAAAAGCAAGTACAGCAAATGCAATACTTAATAAAACCATAGGATACGCGCAATCAGCATCAGTATTTACTTTTGATAGTACAGGAGTAGATAATCCAATGGGAGCAGCAGGATATTCTCACGCAGCAACTCCTTGGGTACGTTCACAAAACATAAACAATGCAACTCAAAAATTATTTAAGATTCATACACTAGGACATGGAACAGTTGTAAATGATGACTTTAAAGTCTCAATCTCAAATATAAAACACGCTGGTGCAACTAAAGGTGATGATTATGGTTCATTTACTCTACAAATTAGAAAAGGTAATGATAGTGATACTAGACCAATTGCATTAGAATCTTATGCAAATGTAAGTTTAGATCCAAATAACCCTAATTATATTGGTAGAAGAATTGGAACTCAATATAGATCTTATGATTCATCTGGTAAATTAGTCGTTAACGGATTCTATCCTAACATTTCAAAATATATTCGTGTTGAAATGAATACTGCTGTAGACAATAGAGTAGCTTCTGTAAAAGTTGTACCATTTGGTCATGACGCTTATTATTCACCATTTGCAATACCAGTTTCAAGTTCAGGTTTAAATTCAACAATTGCATACTATCCTCCAGCAGCTTTAATAACGTCTAAGTCAAATGATAATTCTAAATTATTCTTTGGTTTTAATTTCGACGCAGTTGAAGCAAAAGGTAATGTATACTACCAAGCTCCATTAATGGACAGTTCTGCAGTAGGACATAATAGTGCATTTAAGTTAGAAGACTGTACAGATTACAATACTGCAACTGGTAAAGTTCATCCAACAGGATCAGCATTAAAATATAAAAAATTCTCAGTAGCATTCCAAGGAGGTTTTGATGGAGTTAATCCAGCAACACAAGTTGCAACAGGATTAGATTTATTAGGTACTAATACATTTGGACACGATGTTAGTACAGCAACTTCAACTGGATATAATATATATAAGAAAGCACTTAATGCAGTAGCAAATCCAGACGAAATTGATATTAACCTTATTGTTACACCGGGTATATTAAATTCTAATTCTACGGCAATTATTGCAAAAGCAATTGAAATATGTGAAGATAGAGGTGATTGTTTCTATATATTCGATCCAAACAACTCATTAGCTGGTGATAGTATTACTAATGCAACAACACAGGCAAATTCATATGATACAAACTACGCTGCAATGTATTATCCTTGGGTAAAAATATTAGATGCTGCAACAAACAGATTTAAGTTTGTACCACCATCTGTTGTAATACCTGGTGTATATGCATTCAATGATAAAGTAGCTCATCCATGGTTTGCACCTGCTGGTCTTAATCGTGGTAGTTTAACTACTGTAGTTGACGTATATACTAGATTAACTCATTCAGAAAGAGATGCATTATATGAAGGTAGAATTAACCCGATCGCAGTATTCCCAAGAACTGGAGTTTGTGTATGGGGTCAAAAAACGCTTCAAGCAAAACCTTCTGCATTAGATAGAATCAACGTAAGAAGATTATTAATCGCTGCAAAGAAATTCATCGCTTCAGCAACTAAATATCTTGTATTTGAAAATAACACAACAGCAACTAGACAAAGATTCCTAAACATCGTTAATCCTTACCTTGAATCAGTACAGCAAAATCAAGGTTTGTATGCATTTAGAGTAGTTATGGATGAAACAAATAATACACCAGATGTAATAGACAGAAATCAAATGAAAGGTGAAATATTCTTACAGCCTGCAAAAGCTGCAGAATTTATCATAATTGACTTCAATATTATGCCAACAGGTGCATCATTTGATGAATAAAAAATAGAATAGATGATATTTATATATAATAGATATAATAGAGGAGAACAATAAATGGCTAACTTAATCGATCCAAATGAAGCAATGTTTACGGCGTTTGAGCCAAAACAGCAAAACAGATACATTTTCTATATTGAAGGTATCCCTGCATTTTTAATACATAAGGCTGCAAGACCTAAAATAACACAGGAAACTGTAACTCTTGAACACATCAACGTTACTAGATACTTAAAAGGAAAATCTAAATGGGATGTAATAGCATTAACACTTTACGACCCAGTAGTTCCTTCAGGCGCACAAGCCGTTATGGAATGGGTACGTTTACACCACGAATCAGTAACAGGTAGAGATGGTTACGCAGACTTCTACAAGAAAGATGTAACAATCAATGTACTTGGACCTGTAGGTGATAAAGTAGAAGAATGGACTGGTAAAGGTGCATTTATTACTGAAGCAGACTTTGGAACGTTAGACTGGACAGCAACCAATGCATATAATGAAATTGCAATGTCTATTCAGTGTGATTATTGGATACTACAATTCTAAAATAATTTTACATATTAAATTTAAAAACTCCTAGCTAAAAAAGTTAGGAGTTTTTATTTTTTTTTGTA